TTGCCAGCACGATGAACATGGATTTTATCCATATGTTTAATACCATGATGACTCAAAGTATCTAAAAATTTATGCTTATTGTCAAAGTCAGCGCGTGCAGTATTAATAATAACTTTGTTATGAGGGTTTTTAGAAGTGGTATTTTGTGTGGCGTTAATGGTACGAATCATTTTTTTAATAGGACGAGATTTTTTAAAAACGTCTGCACTATTAAATTCATGATAGTCATAATGATGACCGGCAGGCAATTTATGATGATTATACTCAGATGTATTTAATTTTTGAACTGTTTTGCCATCTGAGTTTTTTACATGCACTTTTGCATTTGAATGAACAAGAGTATCATCCACATCAAATACATGAAGTGTGGATGATTCTGTTATAAATTGATTAAAAGATAACATATTAATATTTTGACCCTATCGTATATTTTGTAACTAGATTCCATTTATTTTTATCCTTAAATGGAATAATCTTTATCTGACTAAGAGGGGAGATTGGCTCTTCAATCTTCTTATAATCAGCTACTTCTATTAATTCCCATTCATCTAATAAATGAATGATACGGTTTCTACGTGCTATATCACCATCTGATATAGTAGAATCTTTACCGTCTAATAAAAATAATTCTTTAAAATGTACGATGTAGTATTTACCTTGCTTATGTAAAATATGGCAAGATTGATATAGAGTATTATCTTTTTTAGAAGCTAGACCTATTCTGGAAAGAGTCTCTCTTACTTTCAAAAAATCTTCAGCGTTCTTTAGTCTCACTTCCACTAGCTGATTGATGTTGAACATGATTACCACCTTTTATTATTTTTGTTTTTATAAGGTCAATCTGTTCTCTGGATAATACCTTTATAATATCCAAAGCCTTCATGTAACTTACTTTATAATATTCTTGTATACTCTCAATATCGGAGTTTTCAATGGGTTTAGCCCATTTTGAAAATCTTTTACCTGAACGTACACTATTTAGGTAATAATCGTTTTGAAGTATAGAATCTATATGTTTTGCTTGATTTATCTCATTAGCATACATGATTGTGTCTATAAAATAGGATAAAGCCCTATTTACTAGAAAGGGGTTATAAGACTTCTCCATAAGATCAGGATTATCTGAATCTCTAATCAGATCTTTTTTAGCTCCATTAATATTAGTTACAAAATCAAATGGGTTCATAGGAATTCAATATTCATCATTGTTTCTGTAAGAAACGCAGTAAGGTTGATTTCCTTATCAGCAACAAAAGCATCCTGATACTGATACTTACTAATAATCATAACAAGTTCAGGTATTGATTGAGGCTTAATATATTGATAGGCCTGATCATAAAATTTACGGAATAATCCAGTAGAATCTGAATCTGAGTTTTCACCTACCCATTTGCGCATATCTGCAAAGTTTTTTGCTTTAACTAATCCTACAAGAGATTTAAAAGAATCATCAGATAGATTAACAAATATGCCGGTGTCAATTGTTCCATTTACAGAGTATCTTTGTAATTCATTAAGCACACGACGCCAGTCAGGCATATGCTTAGAAACAAGATCAGCAACAACGGCTTTATCATATGTAACATTCTCGCCCTCCAGGATCCTACAAGTTCTCTTATAGAACTGTGCAGCCAGCTTCGGATAGTCACTTTTATTTATTTTAAATTCTACGACAGAACAACGAGAATGGAGAGGATCAATAATACGATTGCGAAAGTTACATGTAAGAATGAAACCGCAATTCCGTGAGAACTCTTCCATGAAGTTACGCAAAGCAGGCTGAGTGCTATTGGCATTAAGATAGTCAGCTTCGTCAAGAATAACATACTTACGACCTCCAGTGAAAGATACTGAGGAAGCAAACTGTTGGATGTCGTTACGAAGTGTGTCGATGTTTCCATTCATACTCCCGTTAATAATAATATAATCACAACCAATTTGTTCTAAAATAGCACGCGCTACTGTTGTCTTACCAATACCAGGACCACCTGTCAGTAATAAGTTAGGTATTTCACCATTAACAACAAATTGCCGAAAGGTCTGTTTAAGACCCTCCGGCAGAATGCAGTCATTAATGGTCTTAGGGCGATACTTTTCTACCCATAAGAACTCATTCATTTTATCACCTCAATTTGTAAAAGAACTATTAGCCTTTACAGCCACATAATAAAGAACATTATCAGACTTCCATTGTGAAAGACCTTTAGATGATATCTTAACATTATAATCAGAAGAAATCAACTTAATAATGTCAGCCACTTCAAAAAACATTGAAAATGACTTATTAGTGTTACCTACAACAATACTAAAACCATCTGTAGTAGGATTCTTAGAATTGGTAGCAGTGATAGAGATGTTTTCACCATCACCTATCACTGCAATATCCGGCAACTGAAGAACTGCAGTGGCTCTCACTACACGTTGCAATTCTTCTTGAGAAATGGAGAACTCAATATCAGCAGCCGGAAAATTAATATTTTTATTTGGATCTGGTGCAACAACCATAGAAGGATCTGCAAATGTATAATTTACTGATTGACGACCAGAAGCAATTTTAACTTGCTTGCTACCAAACTCTAACTCTGGTTCTTTAAACAGAGAAAGTACACCTAAAAATTTAGGTAGTTCAAAGATAGCAAACTGACTAGGGAAATTCTCTTCTACGTTTGCTGAAGCAAATATAGATCTATTAATATTCATAGTTGTTAGTGAACTACCAGGGTTCACTAACAACATTGGATTAATATTAGAGAAATTCTTAAGAATGTTAACTGTATGTTCACTTAATTTCATAATATATTAACTTTCTGTTAAATCTTCTTAAACTTGCTAAGAAGAGCAGGATCATTAGCAATGACCGGTGTAGACTTTGAAGGTGCGATTGCTGGTTTAGCTACACCGCCGTTCTTAAATTTATTAAGAAGAGCAGCATCAGCAGTTGCAGATGCACCAATTGAAGCTAATGCAGGTAGCTTACCAGCAAACACATATGTACCAGCATGCTGTAAGTGCATCCAAGGGCACAACCAGACCTTCAATCCAATACGGCGAACTAATTGACAGAACCAATAATCCTCTGAGAGATAACGCTTAGAAGTTCTTGAATCCATTTCAATAGCAGTTGCCATTAACTTTTCAATTTCTGCTTGTACTAGATCAGGATCGTTGAGACGCATAGCGGCAATTTTCTGCATACCGTCAGCATAGAACTTGCCATAATCTAAACCATCTTTTTCAGCCTGGAAGTACATCATAATTTCACGTGAACCATCAAAGGCTTCGGTGCGAACATGATCTGGTTTATAGGAATACTGTGGATACTCTTTTTCAAATGTCAAGAAAGTATCACGTGTTACCATCATAAAGCCTGTACCGATCTCAAGAACTTCAGCTGGCTCATCAAGACGAATAGAAGTCTGCTCACCTGTAATAACTGGATTAAAAACAAAATCACCGACGAAATCTTCTAACTGATTAGGATTTTGATCTGCTACACCTTTATTAACAGCAGCAAGAATCTTTTCCCATGTAATACACTTCTTAGGATATGGACCACCAATAACATTATACTTCTCTGGTTCTGCTGCTTGCAATGCCATCATAGCAATAACGTCTTGTGGATTAAATCCAATGTCAGAGTCAATGAATAGAAGGTGATCTGCACCTGAACGCATAAACTCGTCAACACAATAGTTACGAGCACGTGTAATCAAGGACTCGTTGAAAAGAAAGTAAGAACGAAGTTCAATACCATACTTAACACACATAGCGGTCAAGTCACACAATGAACGGGTATACATGCCGTTACAATTACCACCATACATTGGTGTAGCTAAGAAAATTTTCTTAGAGCGCAATAATTCTAAATCAATTTTAATTTCCATTTTTTATTTTTCCTTGTTTTTTACCAACTACCATCATCAATCCATAATGCAATTTCTAATGGACCAAATTCTAAATGCGCATTTATTAACATTCCAGGATCCATATCACTATGAGTATACCAACTATAGGATATATGCCACCGAAATGGGTTTAATCTAAATTTTATTAATAAGTTAGACCATTTAATATATTCAAGTATATTTTTTATCATGCTCTTTACCGAGACCATAATCACCATCATACTTCTTTAGTGACTCAGACTTAAAAAGTAAAAACTGGCCAATACGGCTACCTTTTTTAATTTTTGCTGGACCATTTTTTACATGTAGAGCACCAGCCATAACTCCATGATAGCCAGAGTCATATAAACCGGAAGTAATATACAAACCATTACGATTAAGAGTACTTCTGGTAATAACCCAACCTGCTTCACCATCACCTACCTCAATAACATTTTCCATAATAACTTCGTATGCATTACCTGGATGCAAATAAAAGTAACCTTCACTATCAGGATATATCTCTACTGATCCTCTATGCTTTTTGATTTCTTTACCAGTATCATCAGTACCAAGAGTAAAGAGAGCAGGATGAATAATAAAAATTTTATCAAGACGAAGATCAACGGCATTAGGTTGGATATCTTCATCCAACATATTGGTTAAACTTGATTTGGTTTTCTTTGAAGCAATATGTAACATACTCATAAATCTAATCCATAATAAGGGTTTTCAACTGTATTAAAAATACCATCTCTTATAATACCTTCACCTGGATTAAAACTCCAGATAATATTTGCAGGTAATGGTTGAGAATTTTCAAATTTTGTAGATGAGATATTATGATCATCATCTATGAACAATGGTGAAATGAGATTGCGAAACAACTGCAATCCTTCCATAGGACTGTAGTACACACAGGAAAAAGTACCATCAATATTATTTAGGTGACCTTCCTCAGCATACTGCTTTAAAATCAAATAAGTATCCCAAGTATTATAACGGTCACCTTCATATTGTTGCTTACGTTCGTTAATCCATTTTGCCTTTACTATACCGTTATGCCATAGTAAAGCATTACCACTATAAGCAGGGTGAACAGAATTTATATCTTTATTTTCTGTTGTAGGCGCCTGCATATGAGCAATACAATAGCACCTATCGGGTATGTTAATAGCATCAAGAGGTATCTCACCTAAGCCTCTGTTTACTTGGATTGTATTATCTTCAAGGTTATAGTAAGAATAAGAATATGAATGCTGACCTCTATAAAGGTTTAGCTTTACGAGGTCAGCAATTTTATCTTTACTGAAAGAACCAATGATACTGCACATTATATAAATCTATCCCAATCGATACCGTGTACGTAAGCAATAGGATCACGAACATTAGCTCTAATAAAATTCTGTATACGCTCCGAACAGCTGGGGCAAACACCACATGACCTTCCATCATCATCAGGATCATAACAAGTAAGAGTGTATTCAAGTTTAACATTACCAAGCTCCTCTGCAATCTTGATCTCTTCCCACTTTGCTAATTGACTAAAAGGCGCTTCAAGCTTAACCTTGTGGGTGCGATTAAGACCAGCAACTGCATTCATATTATCAACAAATTTCTGAGAAGTATCCCAGTAGCCATACTCGTCATGTACTTGTAAACCGGTAAATACATGAGAAGCTTTATTAGATTCAGCAAATGAAAATGCTAATGCATTTAAGATCATATTGCGGAATGGTACATAAGTTTTAGGTTGTGGATCTCCAAGAACATCTTTGATGGTTGGCATAGCCACGTCAGTGCCGCCGATATTTGCACTGACATCCTTTACAATATCACCAAGAATTCCAAGATCCAATACTTTATGAGCAATGCCAAGATATTCACATGTCTTGGCAGCCATCTCAAGTTCTTTCTTTTGCTTTTGACCATAGTTATATGATAAAGCAAAAACTCTTTCCTTGCCATACTTTGCAACAAGGATGTAAGTCATGATAGTAGAATCCATTCCACCAGAAAGAACGGATACTACATTATCATCTGTATCAGGTAATGCTGCTAATGCTTCTTGTAAGTTCATTACTGCCTCAATGTCTTATTGTTCAATTTATGAGTCTTGCTTAGATTATCTGCATAAGTCATTAATAGCTCATAGCTAGAAGCGCGTGCTGGATTAATATCAATACCACCACGACGTGTATACAGACATGCTACAAAAAGATCTTCTGGTTGTAGCATATCATGAAGTCGCTTATAAATGCACTCACAAATCTCTTCATGAAAGTGATTTTCTTTACGCATAGAAACAATATACTGTAGTAGTGATTCAGGTGTTACACCTTTTTCACCTCTGAATGAAATATATACATCACCCCAGTCTGGCTGATTAGTAACACGGCAGTTAGAACGAAGAACTGCAGAACGTACTTGCATACCATTTTGATTCATACCAGTATAATCTACAATTTGTAAGATATCTGGATCTTCGTTAAAATGGTCAAACGAAATATTTTCTACATCTACTGTAGTTTCAAGAAGAGCAAAATAATTCTTGATTGGTGTTACTGTATCTGAAAACTCATTAACAAATGATACTGAGAGATCATCATACTCAATACCTAATGCAGGTGCAAGATCTTGAATAATAACTTCTTCTGCTTTTGCAATAACATCCTCAACGGTCTTACCACAGTGAGTCATGTTAAATGAGTTCATATAGAGTTTAAGTGACTTTGACTCTACAATATTAGGCGAATCAGACGGATAACTAATCCTAATAACACCACAAACAGGAAACCCATTATCAGTAAGGGTAGAAAACTCATAACAGTTCCAAGTATCAAAACCAACGAAAGGTAGATCAGATTCATCAATATTGTAAGCAGTGCGATTAAGCATGCGAGGAATACCCACAAGAAGGCTACGATCAATAAAATCGGGAGTAATATAAGGCTTAACAACTGATCCATCTCCAGCCTTTCCTAAGTGTACGGATGCAATATCTTCAATCTTACTTGACATTTTTCTTTTCCTCATATGCAATTGCAAATTCTAAAAACGTAATAGCTTTCTTAAGATCCTGAATTACAGGATCTTTATTACCTGCACGCCAGACATATTTAAAAGCTTGAAACCTATTGTAGTCAGTAAATCGATCATTAGTAGAAGTATTGCAGAGATCTTCAATTACATCGATGCATTCGTATTTACCTTTACCTTTATAATGATTAGGTCTAATTGCATCTTTATTATCTTTTGCTGACATCTATCTTACTTTCTAAAAATTCAATCCACGAATTATATGAGCAATCCTTAAGTGTATTATAAAGCTCTTCCTTACTAATGCAAGTATTATCTTCAATAACACTATAAACTATTTCGCCTTCATCAACACCTTCTGTTACTCTGTGAATAACTGAACCTAATGTATGATACCTGGCATTACCTTCCCAAATACGCTCTTGAGGGTCTTTACCTTTAAGTTCTGGATAAAGATGTATAGGTGCAGGATGACCGTTGTAAATGTCATGCATTTTACAAACGTCAGCAGGTATAATACGAAGATATCCATGCAAGGTTACAAAGCAATTTTGCTTAGTAAAGCGCAATCCATTATGAATAGCATCATGGCTCATAATGGTTACTTTATCAACAGGTATATTATGAGCCCATTGATCTTCATTATAATTGTTAGTATATATGTTTGTAGGCCATACGTTAAAGTGATCACAAATACTTTTGAGTTCACTTCCAGTTTGACTAAAAAGAGCTATCCACGGTCTCAATTACAAAACTCTCTAAATTTTTCAATATTATATTTAACCATACCAAGTTGTATATCGGTTACTTGTTCGTTCATATACTCAATAAGCTTAGTAGAAATTTTACTATCTAAGCCATTAGAAGTATAATGTATACCATTTAACCCGTGTACTACAGGATTAGAAGTATCAACAGAGTCAATCCACTTATAGTCTTTATAGGCAGAGAATTCTTGTGGTAAAGCGCAACCTAATAAATGATGGGGCTTGTTAGTATCTATAATACCATCAGCAAGTAAATCCTCTAACAATGCTTGACGACCAAACATCCATGCAGCGTATTTGCTAGTAGGATTAATATCTTTTGTTGATTCTATATAGTATGAGTAATCAAAAGAGATTGCAATTTTATCTACCCGTGGAGCAATCTTTAAATAACATTCAGCAAGCTCATCAAAAGTCTTACCTTGAATAACACCAATAGATTTAATATTTGAAGAGACTTTATACTTAGATAACCAATTATCCATTTTATCCAAAGTGCCCTGTTTATCTTCTAGTACATCTGGTATAATGTACCATGTAGGTTGTAACTTTTCAATCCAATTAAAATAAGTATCACCATCAAATGATGTACCTAATTCAAAAATAGAATTATCAAGAATTACTTCACGTCCGCTTACCACTGCATCCTTGAACATGCGGTAATACATTAAATTAGATTCAAATAAATGTACCAGCGCATAATCATAATCGGTCATAAGCTGAACTGTAGGAAATATACTTATAGGAGCTTCATGTGCTATTTTCATTGTAACCTTTTTATAAATTCTAAAGTTTTAGGAACTTTAATTAACAAATCATCACCTCTATAGTAAGCTTTATTAATATTTTCTTTAACATATTCACGCATTTTTACTAATCTATAAACATATATTTCTTTTTGCTTTAAATCAACACCAAAAATAAATACAGCTTCTGATTTATAAAGCCAACCTTGTTTGCCTTCTTTCTTCAATTCAACAGTAAGAGTGTTTTCCTTACCATTTGTTTTTACATCTATAGGGTACCCATTAACAATAAAATCTATACCTCTATTATACTGACTGTGTGGATCTTTTAAATGTTTCCATTCAAATCCTCTTTTTTCAAAATACTCAGATACAAATTTTTCACCAGCATCACCTTTAGCACCATTTTTACCATGCCGGCCTTCTGAGTTTTCATACCATACCATCACATACCATCTTTCTATGATATTCTTCGATAGTTATCTTCCTATTTTTGTAACCATCTGTTTGTGAATGACAAATAGGACATATAATTCTGAGATTTTCAATTCTTGAATCATTAGTAATACGGTTAATATGGTCAAGTTCCATCATAAAAGGTCTGCCATTCCACTTATCTTCAATTCCGCATATAGAACATTTACGCATATTAAACCCAAAATCATTAAATAACTCATCTGCAAACCTATAAAAGAGCTTTTTAATAAATCGCGTATGTTTAGGATATCCATCATAATCTAATAAATTATCTATTAGATAGTTTTTCTTAAAATATGAGTAATTCATCTTAACTTACCTTCATACCTTCACCAGAAAAAGCATAGTTGGTAGCAAAAGAGTCTAGCTTTTTGCCATACAGAGTTTTAATTTTAAGCTTGGTAAGAATTTTAGTTTCTTTTTTGGCATGAGAAGCATCTACTAATGCCTCCATTGCAGTACGTTTATCTGCGTCAGTCTTTGCATCCCAAACTGCTTTAACGTATTGATCAAGATTAATCATAGGTGATTCTCCATTTCTTCCTATAATTATAATAATAGGTTCTTTTCAGTAAAAAATCAACTGAAAAGAACCTCATGTATTTCAATTAGTTACAGCTATAACGACTTGTCTGTAACTTAATATTACTATAGAATTCATTCTTTACTGAAGCATCATCTAAGAAATCACCAAGTAATACTGACGTTTGTGTGAGACTATTAGAAGCCATAATACCTCTGTTTTCACAGCAGCCGTGGGTTGCTTCAATATAAACACCAACGTCTTTAGACTGTGTTGCTTTACTTATTGCTGCGGCGATGTCCCCGCAAAGTTCTTCTTGAAGAGTGCCACGTCTTGCACAATGTTGTGCAATCCTAATATACTTACTGAGACCGATAACATTAGTAGAAGGGATGACTCCAATGTAAGCGGTTCCCGTAACAGGTTGATGGTGGTGAGAACACATAGACTTAAGTTCAGCACGGACAACAAGCATACCATGATAAGGCTTCGTTCCATGCGACCCGTCATTAGGGAATGAAGTGACAGTAGGTTCATTATAATATCTCCCAGACATAATTTCATTAATGTACATCTTAGCAAGACGGTGAGCAGTGCCTTTGGAATTAGGATCATTATCGACGTCGATTAACAAAGAGCGTAAAACACCTTCAAATTTATCTGCTACCTCGTCGATGAGTAGAGCACGAGATTCATCGTCCAAAAATTGACTAACGTTATCATTGGCAAAATAACGAATATTGGCATTCTTTAATTGCTCCTTAATTCTTACTGATACTGGTAGTGTGTTTAATTCATTCATATCTAACTCTTTCATATATCTTGCAATTATTTTTTACCAGCAAGTGTACCTACTTGCAAAAATCCATTTGATTGAAACGACTGATTTAAATCATTATATGAAATTACTTTACAAAGATCAACCATAATAGTAGTAAAACTATTAACTTGGTCTTGTGTCTCTTTGTCTTTATCTATTTCTTTTTTACTCTGCATCTTAGATGAAATAAAAGCTTTTGGAGGAACTATAAACCCTAGCTCAGAAGCAAAATTAAACATATTACCTTGAATGTGTTGCCATCCATCTTCTGCACCTGAAACAATAGTACCAAAAAGTTTACCGTAAAGTAAACTATGATTTGTTCTTAATGCTTCATCATCAAACCAAGTTAATCTTTCTAAGACTGCTTGTGCAAGACTAGAATGGACGCCCCACCATATAGGAGTGGCAACAATAACTATATCAGAATTAATTACTTTATCAATGTAGTCTGTAAAGTCATCTTTTTCACCTTCAACTTCTCTTTCTACACCAAATTTAAAATCTTTTAGATCTTTAATATAAACAATTTCTGTTTCAATATTTTCTGCATCAAACTTATCTTTAACTATCTCACTAAGATAATGAGACATAGATTTATTTGGATCTGATTTTAATGAGCAAGAAAAAATAATAGCTGAAAGTTTTTTAATCGGCTGCTCTTCTTCTACTACTACTGGTGTAAAATAATCTCTATAACCTTTAATCATTATTCACCTTCGTATACTGCAGAATTACCTGCATGTTCAAATACTTCTACCGAAACTAGCTTTACACCTTTGTTGACAGGATACCGTGCAGTATATTCTTGATCATCAATCTCTACTATATCACCTTCCTGAAATGATTTCAAGATATTATTCATAACGTGATAAGTCATTTCAGCAAATGCCTCACATCCAACTGCATCAACTATACGCAGATCAACAACACCGCTATCGTTAAAACCACCACCAATATTATTCAATTCGATAAAAGTATCTAAATGTGGATCATCTTGTGCAATAAGCATTGTATGATCAAACATATGATCAGCCCAAGCCTTAAAAGCTTTTAGTCCACCAAAGTCCATAACCCAGTTTTTTTCATCAAGGGTTTCTGATTTAAAAATTAATTTAATACCGATCGAGTAGCCATGAAGAGTAGAACAGTGACTATGATCTGCTTTCCATTGACGGAAGCAACAACTTAAACCTCTATCAGTACCATATGTCTTTGTTGAATAATACATTATTGCTCCTCAAGATCTTGAAATTTAATACGTTGAATCATATTTTTATCACAGTATGTTTCAATACGCCTATCAATATATTCATCTAAATGCAATTTAAATTTTTCTTTAGAATGAGGGAGAATATTTTTACGAATATTGTCTGCCATTCGCCACTCACCCTCATCATTATGATGCCACTCATCATCTAAATCGTCAATTAATTTCTCTAAAGAATTAATAAAATCATCAATTATATCAGAACTTTTTCTCATCACGTTCCCCACGCGTTGCGCCACAACTCTACCTGAAGTCTAGGTGTATAGCGCCATCCATTTTTCATTGCCATCTCTGCTACCCAACGATGATTTGGATCATATTTTTCAGATGTGCCACCTACACTCATCAAATAGATAGGAATATTCATCATACCTACATCGATCACCTTTTCATATGCTTCAATTGCATTTAATACATCTTGATAATCATCTTCATTAGAAATAACCCATTTAAAGTAAGTCAAAGATGAGTGGTGGTAATACTGCTGTACTACTTCTGGTTTAATAGCATCTTCCCATGATTCACCTGATGATGGTAATTTAGATGATACACTAAAAGTAATATCAAGTCCAGCATAATATTGATTAGTTTCTAACCAGTCAATAAACTCTGACTTTAACATTTGAGTACCATTAGTTTCAAACGTAATATGAGTAAGGTTCATCTCACGTTTAGCAAGCTCTTCAAACAATTCAGTATAAGCGCGCTGCCAACCTAAAAGAGGTTCACCGCCAGTAAGAATTAAATGCTTATCAGGGCCAAATTTACCATCAGGGAGAAGTTCTTGCATTTTGTCAACGACTGCAGAAATTTCCATCATTGGAGAGAGATGTTTAAAACGTGGATCCCAAGAAGCGTAAGAATCACAACCGGTATGAACAAGAGGTAGTGAATCATAAGAGTCATACTTAGCAGGATCAATATCCATTCTTTCTTGAGATAATTGCCCACGAGGCATACCAAAACCAGCACACTGAAAATTACATCCAAACACGCGAAGAAAAACTGAAGGAGTACCAAGATACTGCCCTTCACCTTGTAATGAATAAAATAGTTCTGCAACTTTAATCTTAGACATTCTTTGCTTCTTTCTCTTCTTGCTCAATAGCAGCTAACATCATTTTATTAATTTCTTCGTTAATCTGATCTTCAATCTCTGGTGTAATATCGTCTGCACTAACGCTTACCATAGAGTTATCTTTTTCAATACGATAAATTTCTAAAGTAATATACACACCGTCTTCTTTTGTCTCTTCAATAAAATTACCATCAGGTAACACACAGAAGTAATTACCTACCCTGAACCCATCTTTTTTATTTTCCATTATAATAACCTTTCATTGCCTTATCTCTATGATAGCGATTAGCTTTATTAATAAACAATTCACCGTTCAGATGTTCCATTTCATGTTGTATTGTACGAGCTGTTAGACCATCAAACGTTTTAGTATCTGTCATACCTGAAGGCATTTGAAATCTAAGTCTTACTTGACTAGGTCTTTTAATTTTTAATACAACACCTGGAAATGAAAGACATGCTTCTTCCATTTCAACCAGATCATCAGAAGTGTTAACAATCTTGGGATTAAAACAAACAAAATTATCTGGGTAACCTTTCATTGCAAATACTGCGTATGGTTTCCCTATTTGGTTTGCTGCTAAACCTATTCCATTATTATCGTTCATTTCTTTCATTAATTCAAGAGCTAATTCAGAAGGATCTTGAAAAGGATTATTAAAATCAAACGGTTGAACCGGTCTAATTAAAATTGGATCAGGAAATTTAACAATCATTATTTACCTGCTAGATATGTTCTGTTTAACATAGTATGGTTCTCATCTGTTGGGCCCCATTCACCGTCTGGGTGATAAGCAATAATATTCATATGAGAATTTTCAGTTCTAAATCTATGCAATTCTTGTTCTTCTAAACAGAAAATAGATCCAGAAGAAAGTTTAGTTTCACTATCTTGTAGAGTTGAGTAACCTTCACCGCTAATTACAATACCAAATCGAATACTAGGATGTGTATGGAATGATTGATTTATGTTTGAAGGGAAGTGAAGATAGTTAAGACTTGGATCACCAAAACGAGGTGGATATACTAACATAGTATCTGAACAACCATCGATGTAAGATAGACGACCGGTCTTTTCAATTTTACCTATTACATGTTGTCCTATAAAACCTAAACGTACTACAGTAAAGATAGAACTTGTTGTACTAAATGTTGGCTTATTTTCCCTTACAGGTATAGAAAAGAATTCACCAGCTTTTAGAGTATAAATTTCACTATCAATTTCTATTTTACCATCACCATAAGAAAACCCATACACTGTTGCATAATTACAGTCTATTGTCTTTTCAGTATTTACTACCATTTGTGCAAATGATGGATACATTGTATCTCTAGCATCAATAGGCTCATATAAACCATTTTCAAATAAAATCATCTCTTATCTCCTTTATTAATATATTTGATACCTTCTTCGAAGGTTAAAAAATTAAAATCTGTATCTATTGCATAGTAACATTCAAATTGATTCCAAACATTACTTAAACTACCTTCTTTTCTTTTATTTCTAAAAGATTCATGTTTTGTATACTTGATAACAAAATCTTTAGCTACAAATTTGTAATCGTAAAGCGTAGGTCCCATTTTTTTATCATGATTATCTAAACTCCAGCGTTGCCATTGCGGTGTATCATAAAAATGAATAATTTTCTTAAAGTTGTTTTTAGGATCTTCCCACGGGCTGAAAGATAACATCCTATATTTTACATGTTGCCATTTATTAGTGAAATTAAACCACCATAACCAATCAAACGTAGACTTGAGCTTAAATGGGCAATACTCTAGCAAAGGCTCATAAACATCGATCATATTATTAGATATTTTAGAACCAAACATTTTATAATATACAGTAGGAATATATACTTGCCAGGGTGCATGAATTGACTTATAACCAAAATGATGAACTGAACTATTAATAACATCGCTACCAAATAACTGATCGCCATGCTCACCTGTAATTACATATCCTTTTTTGCAGTAATTTTCAACATGATCAAAAGATGTTAAAATTCTTCCTTCAAAAACTTTGCATATATCTACCCAAAATTCAGGATACTCTATTCTACTCTCATCTGAGGTTACAATAAAAACTCTTTTAAGATCTTCTAAAGTCCATGTTAATAAAAATGCAACTAGAGCTGATGTACTATCTATACCACCACTGTACATTATATAGATATTGCTATCTAATTTTTTCATTTCAAACGCTCTTTGTAAACACATTTCTTCAAAAGAAAATCTGTTTACTGGCATATTAACAATATCAGAAATAGGTTCACATACTGATGTGTAATTAAACGGGTCTATACCTCTAACAATACGACTGACCGATTGTGTGAATGGAAATTTTCTTGGGCTCCAATCAGGTAAAGGAAGTGATTGAAACGTTTCTTGATATTGTTCACCTCGCATAGAAAAAAGCAGCAAACCCATATTATACCCACTCCTCAACAATACCGACTAGTTCTGCAATTAAAAG